TGGCATTGTCAGTAACAATGTAGTAGTTTTCTTTTATATGTTCTGCTTTCATAGTTATCCCTAAACAAATGTAATTTGAATGTTTTTTGTTAAACCAACACGATTCTCAAAATGTATTACGTTTGATCGAATCCCGATATTCATAGACCCGTCAGGACCACTTGTGCCAGTTCTGTTTGCTGTGGCAATGGTGACGTTTGTGCTTACATCTGTTTGAATGTTTCCGGCTAATGAAGTGCCAACGTCATAAAAGAATAGTGCTGATGATGTGTTTCCGGGTGTCGTGCTGTCACCGCCAAATGTAAAGATACACCATCCACCTTTTCGGGGTGGTGTGACAATAGCATAGGAATTATCAGAAATTGTTATCTCTTTTGTTTCAAACCTGTCTAATACAGTTAGATCACCATTAGGTATGTCTACGTTTTGTGATGAGTCGAGTACTAGCCCTTGCGTCACTGTTCCACCAGAGTTGGCAGTCCATAGTTCTAGTTTGCCCGGTATTTGATTTGTCGCAATCGTGCCTTCTGTGCTACATAATATAAAAGCAGATTGTGTGTTTAAGTCAGTTCCATCATCACCCGCAAAGATTATATAACCTATACCATCTCCGCTATTGATGGCTGAGTACGAGCCAATCGAAGCACTTCGACTTTTACCTATTACCACACTCGCACCTGACACATTGGCACTAAACCTAGTAACCGATATACCACCTTCTGAGCCAATTCCGTGACTTTGTATCTCCTTACTAGTACTACCCACAGATATGCTTGAGGCGTTTCCTACTAAAATACTACCATCAGAATTTATTATATCACCAGACGATACAGTGAGATCACCACTAGATACAGTTATATCGCCACTCGTCAAAGTTAGATTTCCATTAGATAAAGTTAGATTTCCAGCAATATCAGGAAGCGACATTAAGTCTGTGGATTGATCAATATAAAAAAGAGACACCCAAGCATCGTTATCGCCATTTCTTTGTTTAAGCGTTGATGGTGTAGTGCTTGTGTCTAGCCACAATTGATAAGCATAAATCGTGGAAGGCTCTGTTGCACCTGCTGATACAGAACCTAATGCCTGCAAAGCATTATTTAAATCTGCCCTGAAGTTTGGAAAGCCTTGATTTGCAATATCTAAGTCGTGTTGTGACATAATGTGTTCCTCTAATTATTTAATTCACTCAGTCCTGTTGCCAGATAATCAAATGTTCTATTAACAGCAGTTCCACCGCTATTCCTGAAAGTGATCGTAAATCCACTTTCTGTTTTCCCAGTTATGGTGTAATAATCTCCGCTTTGCAAATCCTGCGCAGAAATTTTAAGGTTTGAATTTCTTGAATCACTTGATCCGTAAGCTGGATAAAATGCAGGACTAAATGTTATTGCTTTAGCCCCTGCACCGCTAGATACATCATCGCCTTGTCGATTAGTATATATCATATCAGCATAAACTCTTAATTCGTTGATTGCAGGACTGGCAGAAGAATCTTCACTCTGCATTATAACTTTAAATCTGTAAGCCCTTGCATTATATGAACCTGATACGAAAAGTCTATAATCCGACCATGTTGGTGTACCAGTTGGATCGTCATCTGTGTAGCTAACGTATAAATCTGCGTTTGTTTTTCCATTCTCTGCCTGATCGCCATCAAACAATCCCGATCTTGCGTCAAAATTACCTGACGCATCATCGAAAACATCAACATAATCTTTTCTTTCCAAGTCAATATATGACGTTAATTTAACCGTATAAATATCGCCCAAGTCTAAAACATTGGAAAAGGTGTACGTTCCTTCATTGTCAACATATCCACCGCCACCATCGAATCTACCAATTAAATCATCAAAATCACCTGAAGCAGAATCAAAGTTTATCGATGTATCAAGTACAAGCTGGCTGTCAACGACAGCAACATCATCTAAAGTTCCTGCAAATGCAGAATCTTCTTGTATGGTTTGCGCTCTGCCGTATCCAGTTAATAAACCTTGATATCCAAAATACTTAACGCTTGTTGTTATAGATGTTGAATTTAAACTTTCAAATCCAAGCTTATCAACTGCCTTTATATAATAAGTTCCGTTTAATGTGGGAGTTGTGACGCTTGTTGCAGGTCTTGGTATCTTCTTGTAAATGGTTCTTGCGTTTGAGTAGTTATTAGGTCTACTGACACCGTAACCATCCCTAAATCTAATCACATAATGGGACAAATCCAAATCTGGAACAGCAGACCATGATAATACTGTTTGATCACCGACAACATTGGCTGAAAAATTTGTTACATTAGATGGCGGTGCGGTCTTGCCTTCTGGCGTTATATTCACAATTCTCCATGCTGAAGTCTGTTGAAATGAACCTATTGATCTAACTCTTACGTTATATATAACACCATCTTCAGCATCTATATATTCAAATAAATTATTGCTTGATGTTCCTATGGGTATCCATTGTGTGTCTATGTTCTTTTTAATTTGCACCTCGAATCTGGAATGAAAATTATCTGAAGATGAGGCATTAGCCTTAATAACAGTAATAACTTTTTCATTAAATATTCTTAGTTCTTCAGAAAGAGTTAAGCCCGGTGTATTTAATGTTTTAATGACAAAGAAATTAGTGTTATTTCTTGAAAATACTGTTTCATCTATATTTTCATTCCAAGAATACACATCGCTAGATATTTCTCTTAGCACTAAATCAACTGATAATTGATTTTCTGAAATTCCCATTCCCCACTGTGCCACTTGAAATACTTTACTAGACCAGCCATATCTTTCGTTGGTTACCATGACGTTATCGCCTACTTGTAACTCAAAAGCGTTTTGTAGGTTTGTTTTTAGCCTGACCGTTGTTTGTTCCCTGTTTCGGTAAAGGGCAATCTTGGCTATCCTTTGCGCCATTGTGTGCGATTTAGTTAAAGGTAATGGGTAATCAAGTTCATTCTTTATATTATTATCCTGCGTTAAAAATGTATCCGATGTAGCAGGAGGATAATCAACAGCCTGAAAATTATCATCTTCAGAAATAAATGTTCCTCTTATTACATTGGCGTTATCCCTTCTTGATGTTTTGGTTTCAACAACAAAATCGGAAATGATATCTGATTCAGATATTGTTATTGTTGGCGTTTGATATACGCCTGCTTTTGTGTGAAATTTACCGCCAGAATAGAAAATAATTCCATGATTTGATGATAATATTTTTTCTATGTTATTAGAATATGTTTCGCCTGTTGTTATAACTCCATGTGTCTCGTATCTATTTTCTGTTGTCCCATCTTTTTTATTTACAGTTTCATCGCAAGCATTAGCAGAAACATTGAATGATGTTGTATCTATTTCTGAAGAATCTATTCCAAGACCGTACCTGTCATTTGTTAAGTAATCATAAAGACAAAGTGCAGGATTAGATGAATATGATGTTGTAGTTGTTCTGGTGTCATATACTTTAGCACCCTTTACTAATGCAGATATGTTTGGAATTCCATTAAACACTTCTGGAGAGTTGTAGAGTTGTGCATAAATGTAAGCAATACCGCTTAACTTATGATTTTCTGTCCATTCGCCATCAACATTCTCGTAATCTTCTGTTGTAAGGTCTACAAGTTCTTGAATTGATGCTTGGGAATCAGTTCCCAATCTTGTAAATATTTTTGCTTTTCCTACGAATTTACTTGGTGATGTTACATTTCCTGATCCATCAATCGTAACTTCTTCGTCATTAAAATAAAATTTATCGAAAGATTGTATTTCATGGGTTGCAATGGCAATTATTAAATTTAGGTAATTTCCCGTATTTTGCACATATACGATTGTTCCTGATGTTCTTGTTTGACCATACACGACCTTTCTGGACTCAAGCGAATTTCTGACCATTACGGTCTGTGAATTATTAATATTTCTTGATGTTATTCTTTTGGGAGTAGGTGCTAATATTTTGGCTACACCAGTTAATGCAAGATTCAAGGCAAATACTTTAGCTACCATTGCTATTGATAAAGCACTTGCGCCAACTGTCGCATAAGTACCGCCAGCATAAGCTATTGTTGCAATTATAGCTGATACTGGATCAGCCATAGCTACACTAGGCACTATCATCAATAATAATATTTTAATTAAATTGCCCATGCTTTTCTTATTAGCTCATGATTTCTAAAAAAAACTAATCCTTCCTCACTCATTCCAGCAAAATAATTTCCAAGATTTACAGTAATTGAAAAATTATTATCTGTCCTTATCAGCCCGTAGTCACCACGTTTAACAAGATTTTTATTAATACGCTTATATGCTGAATCTATATAATGAAGAAAATTATTATATCCAAGTTTGTTGAATTCTTTCGTTGCTGTTTCTTTGCTTGAATAAGACAAGGATTCAATCATTTCCTGATTTTTTATTTTTCCTTTTATTGATTTCTCGCAAGCAATAGCAAACTGACAACAATCAGAAACGCCCCATACAAACTTTTTATTTCTCCATTCATCGATAACTTGATTTAGATTATCAGTCATCATCGTAGTCATCTCTTACTTTTGTTCCACCACCACTTCCCCATATAATAGGCTTATCTTGTATAGAACCAACGTATTCAAGACCAACATCATTTGGGAATAATCTTTTTTGATCTTCATTTGTATATCGCAGACCAGATATTCTTTCCAATATCAATAATCTGTTTTCTGCGTTTACAGAAATAACTAAAGATTCGGAAGATTCGTTTATTGTCATTACATCCATTAACCCTTTAAAAAGGATATATGGATTTCCTGATGGCTGATTTGTAGTTTCATCAAGAACGCCAAAATACAAAGTTAAATTTTTATTTTGGTATTCTGCTACAAGTGCATAGGCTAATATGTCTGATGGTATGCCAGATAATGCTATCTGTAACCCTTGCGCTTTTATTTCTGCTGTTTCTTCCGCAGGTGAAATGCTGAGTAAGTTTCCGCTTCCAGTATATGTCTCGCTATCAATTGTTATTGAGCCGTATCCTGTCCATAGTCTAAGATATTGAGATGATCCAAAATCCGCTTCAATTGCAAAATAGGGAACAACAGAATCGCCCTGTATTTGCGTTAAAATGTTGCTATCGACAGTCTTTGTCAATTAGACACCTACGCTTTTTTCTTTGTTCGTTTCTTTTTTGTTTCTGGTGACTTATTTACTGCTTGAGTTTCTTGTGCAAATCCTCTTTTAATAAAACCTTTTGCTAAGTCTTTTTGCCACTGGTGATCTTGTTCTATAACTTCACCAATTTGATAAAGTTTAGTTTCAGAACCGTTTTCGTTAGTTATCCCTTTACAGGGTTTTATCATAATGACACTCATATCAACCTCACAAATAAAAAAAGGGGATATCCGAAGATACCCCCCCTTATTACTGATTAAGCAGTCGGAACGTAGTTTCGGATTGCTTCAGCTATTACTACCTGACCACCTACACGCCTACGGGCAATATACCGAACATTGCCTGAAGTAGCTTGCGTAAACGGATCACGCATAATACTCATGGAGACACGATCTACAATGGTATAAGCAGAACGAAAATCACCAAAAGTAATACACTTGGCAGATGATGCAACATCTGGCATATCAGGCGCTTCAACGTAAGAATACCCAAGAATAGTATTAGGCACTCCAGTTATTCCTGACATTCCCGGCTGGAAAACATACTGACCTGCCGTATCTTTCAGTTTACGGATATCTCCAAGCGTTGCACGATTGAAAACAAATAGTGCATTAGGTGCATACTGTGAAGATATTGCGTGAACAAGATCAAGAAGGGTATCGGCTGTAACTGCACCGCTACCACCACTTACTGACGTAACGTCAGCATTGACAGTAAATCCTTCTGGTTTGTTCGTTCCATTACCGCTAACGAAAGCCGTACCTTCAGCCTTTGCAAACTGCTCGGCAAACTCGATACCCATTTCTGCTTCAAGATTGAAAACGCTATCTTCAAGAAGTGCTTCAGAGATATCAACCAAAGCGTACAATTCGTTGGTAGCAATATCATCAACGGCTACGGTGTAACCTGTTGTCTCTGTTCGTGTACCTGTTTCAGCAGTCCAAGCACCACTAAAAGTGCCAGTTCGTGAAGGCAGTCTGATCGAATTACGGCTTGTCTGACGAACACGAGCAATCTGACGAATAGGCGAAGTTTCTGTGACAGTTTTCAGCAGTTCTTCTACATACTGTTCAGGTGCAAGATATCCAGCAGTAGCATCAGTGCCTACTGTTAATGCCTTGAGTTCAGCATCTTCAAGACCTTCTTTGCCCTTGCGAAGGTACTTGGTGTATATCTCCAAGTTCTTGTCGATCTGCTTGCTGTTCATTCCAACTTCAGGACGCTTGATGTAACTTTCGATTTCGCTTAATTTTTCCTGAATGTTTTCTTGATTCTTAGCAGACAGGGTAATGTCCTGATTAATCTTTTCCAAAGAATTAAGTTCATCTTCGATCTTGCTCAGTTTGCTTTCGACCAAAGGATCAACGTGATTCTTAGTTTCAATAGATTTCAGCCTTTCGTCATTGGTCTTTTTAAATTCTTCAAATGCTCGACCAGTGGCTTCGATGGCTGACTTTACTTCACTCATGTCATAATCCATGTTTTTTTCCTCACTGTTTTAAAATAGATTCAAGTTTCTTTAACTGATCTAATACATCAGTTTCTGTCACTTTGTCAGCTTCCCACTGATCAAGAGATTTGATAATTGCATTTGCAACCATTTTGCTTTGAGATCGTGAAAGCCCTCCTGCATCTCGCAGGATTTCTTCCCAATCTCTAGCTGTGCGATCTGTTGCCTTTACTGCTTGAACAGTAGCACGGGGATTCATCGGAAATGTCACTGCTGAGATTTCCATCAAATCCACATCCTTCAAATAACGCTTTTTATCATCATAATGATATCCTTTAGCGTCTACTCGATATCCGATGGACAGCCCTGATAATGCGCCCATCTTCATTAATTCGTAAACTTCCCTGCCCTTTTGAGTTCCCATTGCAAGTCTGCCTTTTACCTTAAGACCTTTGGAATCCTCAACAATTTCATCATATACACCAATTGGCTCTGACGCATTATGTTGATACAGCATCTTAATTCCCTTTGCGCCTTTTCGTTTTATCGATTTAGAAAATGCACCTTCTAAAACTATGTCATTCCCTAAATCTTTATTTCCGAAGATAGAACCATAACCAATGAATTCGCCTTTTTCTTCTGAATCTGCAACTGCTTTTATCTCTGCATCACAATCAAGATATAAGGTTTTCATTTCTTTCGTTTCCTTCTCTCTAAAACTGGTAACACAGACAGCATACCTTTGATCACTATCTGAATATTCGCTTGTCATCGTGGTATTGCTCATGCAACGACCAATAAAATCTTCTTCGTTTTCACCTGCTCGTGGTTTAGGTATTGGCATCTTCATCTTCAACGAAAATTAAAACGCATCTGCAATTAATAACATTTGCGCCACCGCCAGCAGGATCGCCCGGTCTATCCATCTGATATGGTATTCCCTTATATGTTACTGTAAATTTTTCATCCATGCCAACTTTTACGCCATTCATATTTCTATGCCATTCTCTCGTTCTGTCATCTAGCGCAGACATCCATTGCTTTTTTAAGTTCGGTATTTCTAAATTTTTAGCAGTTTCAAGTTGGGCGTAGTTTAATGCGCTATGCGTTTCTGTTCTTGCTATTGTTGCAGACCTAAATCTTGTGAAGTTCGATTTAGAAAGTTCTTTTATATTTTTAGCTATTTCTTGATTATTCAATCCTTCGGATAAACCATTTTCTATAATCTTCTGCAATCTTTTTCTTGTCGTTAGAGATATGGCTGTAACACTTTCAGCACCATGTTCTTGAATATACTTGATTACCAATAACTCAGTTAATCCTTCCTGCTTTCGATATCTTTCATCATCGATAAGTCTTTTGGAAAATCTTGTTATAATTTGGCGATAAAAAGGCAAAAGAACCTGATTTATCTTTTCATTTATTTGGTCACGGACAGGGTATCTTCCAGTATCCGAATATTCTGATGAAATTGTTGTAAATATACTTGTAAATGTTTTAACTAAATTAGAATAAAGTCTCTTTTCATAATTGCTTGCTTCACGCTGTATTATCTTGTATTCCTGTCGTTGCGGTATTCTTCTCGGCTTTTGTTTGTAATATATTTTATTCATCATCAAATTCTTTTATTTTTCTTTTCGCCCATGCTTGCCCTGCATCACCGCCCCATAACGCCCAAGCTATCCTGCCTGCGCTTGGGTATCCATCTTCACCATAATTAAATCCTTCCGCTTGCTTATCGACTTCATGTCTTGCGAAGTAGGAATTCATTCTTTTAACCGTATCTTGTGAAAGTCTTTCTTTGTTAATTAGCTGATTCGCCCTTGCTACACCCACAGCAGTTCCACCTCTATTGAATTCTTTTCGCCAATCTAAACCCTTTTGTGCTTCTTCAGCCATTTCATCAGTTGGTATGGTGTTTACAGCCTTTTCTTCAATATCATATACCATCTTCCCTGCGTCAGAAGGCGTTAAGTTCGTGTCTGTATCTGCGCCAAGCGGAAAAAGAGTTGCAGGGACAAGAATATCATCGCCACCATCGACAGGCTCAAGCCCTAATCGTTGTCTTGCTTCATTTCTTGTAATAATGCCTTCACGTACTGCGACAGTTATATTGTCGTATATCTTCCTTCGCCTTTCCGCAATTGCAGGGATGGAATCAACGTCATAAATAATTTTTATGTCTTCTTGATATATATTTCCTAGCCATTCGGTTAAATCAGATTCCATTCTTTTCATAATCGGTATTATTGTCTCCTCGTACAGTGCCAGTCTTGCTTCTGCCATATTCGCATACGTCTGACTGTCGGGTATCCCAACAAGTTGAGCAGGAACGCCAAAGCATAAAGCGATATCTCTTGCTGATGTGTTCTTAAGTTGCAGAAAGTCCATATCTTTCGGGGATAACCCCATTTCTTTCCAGTCGAAATCACCTTCAAGTAACATCGCCCTTCCTGCGTTATTCTTGCCAGAAAACCTTAACTCAAGATCAGATATCAACTGCGCCCTTTGACCTTCGCTTAACTGTACTGATTGCCCTGATTCGTCTTTAGGTCTGAAAACAATCGCCCCTGAAGGTCTAGCACCGTTCTGAAGCAGAGCGACATTATGTCTAGCAGATAGATTATGTTGGTCAATATCTGCTGAAGCAGATGATATTGGAGAAAGCCCATAATAATCATCAAGCGGATTGTAAAGTTTATGATGTTTGATATCTGACTGTCCTGATATTGGATCGACAGAAAAAAATTCAATAATTTTTCCATCTATTACATACTCATATCCTGCTGGCGTTAATCTCTTAGATGATTTTATCTTTATCCTATCTGGACGCAGTGAATACAATTCAGTTGGTTGATTCTGGCTATTTTTAATCATCATTTCGTAACTATTGCCAGATATTAATAAATTTGAATAGATTTCTTGAAAGTATTCCACGCCTGCTTGTGTTGGATTCGGTCGATATAGAATGTCTAATACTGGATGAGATTCTAATTCTTCATTCCCATCATAAACCTTAAACGGAACACTTGACGCACCTTGTGATATCTCATTGACGCAACGGTATACAATGGCATTATTCTTATACCCCTCAGTCGCAAAGTCTGAATAACTTTCCTTTGTTGATGTTGAATAAGTCGTATTGTTATACATAACAATTGGTGACTCTTTAGTTTGAAAATTATTGCTTTTGCGAAAGCGATCAAATATTGCCATTTATGATATTCTCCAGATTGCATTTCCTGTCGAATGACTAAGTTCTGTTAATGCCCACACTAGGGCATCAAGTCTGTCAGGTGATTTTTGTTTAATATCACCAGTATATGTAACCATCTGCGATTCCAATTCAGAAAAGTATCCTACATGATGTACTTTTTTCTGTTCATATAAAGCTGAAATCGGCTCTGCCCTTAGAATTTTACCTCTCGTTGCAGTTACTTTTTTATAGCTTACCGCATTATCGATATTTCTAATAATTTGTTCAACCAAATCACCGCCATTATTAGTTTCGCATATTATCTTATCAGCATTATAACGATAATAGAATTCTATTGCTTTTCTTGCCCATTCGTCAGGCGTATATCTTCCGCTTATATCATCGAGAATATAATATTCGTTATTGCATCTTCCTCCTATTATTATTCCTGTTTCATCGCTGTTCTTGTTGCTGGTTGTTGCAGGATCAATTCCAACCACTATTCTTTCCATGTTTGGAATTTTATTTTTATCTATCCTTGAGTTATCGATTAACCTATTGTTCCATAACGCACCTTCAACATCTTCAAGCACTTCAGCGTATAGTTCTTGTCTGCCAAGCGTAGTGCCTTCGTATCTCTCCTTAAATGCTTTTAAAGCTGTATCGGCAAGGTTTTTTTCATTCTCGAAAGTGTTGCCAGTTGTAAGTATTACATCATCACGTTTAATTAAATCTTTTATAATCTTTGTTGGTCTTGGTGTTGTTGTGATTACACATTGGGGATGATCTCCTAATCTTAGACCGAACATTAACTGATCAAACGCTTCAGGATACCGCCAAGATGCTAACTCATCGCACCATGCTCTGTGGAATTGTGAACCCCTCAGTCTGTCAGGCTCGGTTGCAGAAAACCCTATAATCTTACTGCCATTATGAAGATTTATCTGTGCTGATGATGAATTGTACCCTTTCGTGATATTGCCACCTTGATATAATTCAGGCTTTATTATTTTTATAAGACCAGAAACACCTTCAAAGATAACACGTTTTAAATCTCCGAAAGTTGGCGCAATGACAGCAGATATTGTTTCAGGATTTTTAAGGGAATAGTTGATTATATCGTGTGCGCCAGTTCTGGTCTTTCCCCATCCTCTACCTGCAAGAATTAGCCAGATATTCCAATTTCCTGATTTGGGGAGTTGTTTAGATCGTGCGGTATTAATCCAGTTAGTGTATATCTCTATCGTCCGTATCTGCTCGATATCTTGCAATTTCGTCAAGGTCTGCAAGAATTTCTGTGAACGCATCGTTTGAGATTTTGACGTTTCCTGTGTGTTCTGTCTCAAGTTTATCCTTCCATCCTGCTCTGTTCTTTAAGTAAAAAATCATCGAAACATTATCGCCATCTTTAGCTTTCTGAAATAATGCATTTGTAATGGTCGCTATGCCTTTAGCCCTTCCGCTTTTTATAGCTTCTAAAAATTCTGGATAATCTTCCTGTTTTTCATATATTGTACTTAATCCAATCCCTAGTGCGTCAGCTAATTGTTGCATAGTTAAACCTTGAGCAGACAGCATTTCTGCTTTGTTTACCATTTCTTCAGTTATCTCTATTGCTGGTCTACCACGTTTTTTCATTATATATATTCTCTTAAAATATTTTATCGCTAAATTTATATATTTTATTGATTATGAATCAATTAATTCAAGATAGTATTCTTTCACAATTGCTTTTTTAACTATTACCGATTCATTCCCTGATGTTATATATTCGTCATTATCGTCAATATAGCTGGAATGTATCACAACTTTCTTTGAATCTTCGAACACTTTCCAGCCAATTGTCACTGCTGTTGATGTGCTGGAGTTCTTGTAATTATCTTCTGTAATCCAGTGTGCGCTTGCTGTGTGATCTTCCCAATATATCAGAACTAGTGGGTATTTATTTGCCATACCACTTTCCGCAATAGAAAGTTTTTCCTAAATGTTTCGATTTGTTATCTAAAACTAACGGCAAGCAGTAAGGCATTATCACCTGATCATCTACGTGTATATAAACAAATCCCGGTTGCCAGTCTCTAGGCTTGCTTTCCATATAAGAGAAAACAGGGGAATATATGTCGGATAAAACGCCTGATTTAATTCCATATCTTATACCATTGAAATCAGTATATGGTCGTATATTTAGTTTATGGTCGTGACCAGTAACGATATTGCTACCGCTTTTTAGTACATCGTTATAACTTGAATGAAGCCCACCGTGATATCTGTGCATAACAATCATACAGTCATTAAAAACAACTGACATACCAATATCCCATTTTGGAATATGGTCTTCCAGTTTTGTGCCTTTAATATTTTCAAATTCATGCGCACTGTTAGCTAATTTGCCGGAAAAGCGTAAATCGTGGTTACCCAAAATAAAGTATTTCTTAGACTTTGGGGATGCTTTTTCTATTTCTTCCATTCTCGCAATTCCATCAATCAATTCATCCTCAACTGATGGCAATTTTTGCCAATCAATACGTGCGTGTCGTGATATTGAAGGGAAGTCAAACCAATCGCCATTAATTATAATTACTTCTGGCTGAACGTCTTTTATGAAATCTAAGAAAGCTATAAATGCCTTTGGTCTTTTTCCGGGGACTTCGTGGTAATCGCTACCTATTACGATTGAATACTTTTTATTTTTTTGATGAATTAAATTCTGATATTCAGGATAATTTTTTTGACTATAATTAAATCCTGATTCAAGATTTATTCCTAGAATTTCTTCTACTTTACGTCTTTTGTTGAAAATATTTCTTTGGCTAATATTGAAATGATTCGCTATCTTTGGTACCGAACCTTTATATTTATCCCAAGCATTTGCGAAGTTTTTTGCATCTTCGTACGAGAGTTCATTATTCATTTTGTTTTACTCAGAATGTTTAATGTCTATTTCGATAGATTCTGATATCTATCTTACATCATTCGTTCTTGACATACACCACCGTAAATGTTCCTGAAATTGCATCAGTACCACTTGATACTATGGCACGTATTTCGATATCCGATTTTTCTTCGACCACTAATGGCATACCTAATTCGAACATGATAAATGTATTGTTTAAAGTCACTATCGATTTTGTTTGAAACACTTCACCAAAATTCCTGACTTTTAGCCTTCCAGTTGCATATTTATTTACTGACGTTGTTCCTGACGATACGGTGAATTGATACACATAACCAGTATAGCCTGAAGGGACAGTCCAGACTGCCATCAAGGTTTGATTTTCTCCTATGGAGATTTTAGCGTAAACATTCGCAGGTATTCCTAGTGTTACAGTTCCAGTGCCTATGTAAATATCACCGCTAGGTACATTTGCTGTAACTTTAGCTCGATAAACACGAATATAATTATTTGTAGTTGTAACTTCCGTTTGTCCAGTGATTGTTAAGGACTCTGTAATTTCGTTGTAATCAGAATCAAGCCCGTAAACTATAATAGTTGATGTATCTGAATTATCGCTACTGCTTACTTTCATTGGTGTTGCAGATGTTGGATAAGAATAAATACCTCCATTATCCCATACAGTTTCTTCTGCTGTACCTATTGCTGGATCATAACCAAATTTAAAAACTGCATCGTGATTAATTTTATTTTCATTTATTTGAATCGGGTAAATCGTGTTTATAGCCATAATTCACCTCAAAAAAATAGGGCAAGTTGTTATACCTGCCCTCAATATTTGCCGACAGTGTGGGTTAGTCGGCTAGGGGAGATAAAATGAGATTACGATAATAACTTATTTTTATCGTATGGCAAGTTTGTTTTTTGCTTCCTTCTTCT